CCTTCTTTTAGGGCATCTTGCACATATTGTTTGTGTGTTTTATTCGTAGGCACATATTCGCCTTCTTTCGTCAACCAACCTAAATCATAATTCTCATATTTACTGCCTTTCGGGACAATCCCATCTTCTACCATTTTATCAAAGGTTTTGTAATGGAATTGGGGGTCTCCTTCTTTTGGCGTATAAATCTTGCCCTTGTAAAGAATAGCAGCCTCAGAACCTTCTAATTTTGTCTTATATTCCCCATCTGTAATTTTATGGGGTTCAGTAATCTTCTCCCCACCCTCTGTCTTTACTTCTTCTTTTGGGGCTTCTTTTTTGGTTTCGGTTTTAACTTTTGGCTTTTCTTCTTGCAGGGCATCTTTTACCTCTTGTGGTTTTTTATTAAATTTTGTGGATATATCATCTATCCGTGACTGGTGGTAATCTTTCTCTGCTTGGTCTTTTGCTAAATCTCTTTGCTTTTTATGATATTTGGTATATTCATTTACCGTCTCTTTTGTCGGGGATATAATTTTACCCGTTTCAGTATCTTTATATCTGTTGCCTTTTTTAGTTTTAATTTCAGTTATCTTCTGCTCGAACTCTTCTCTCGATACTCTTGGTTCCCTTCCTAATTTTACTTGCCCCTTCTCTGGTTTGAGAGATTCTAATACTTGCTTATCTACGGATTGAATTTCTTTGTCTAAATGTGTTTTTAATTCCTTACTAATTCTTGCTCTGTTTAATAGTTTACCGCCCTTAACAATAGCCCTATGTGTGGCTATGAATGTAGTAAGTCCTACCGCCTCAAGCACTCTTTCTTTGTTCTTCTCGCTTAATTCGGTGTTATTAACAAAGTCCATTATTTCTTCAGTAACAATTTCCGAACCTTTGGCTGCTGCATAAAACGCTAAAGGATTAGGCATAACGCTAAATGGTAACACTTCAGATATAAAATTACCTGCTTTTTCATTACCTGTTAATTCGCCTACCTGTCTGCCTATTTCTTCACTTGCGGGTGTAACGAAGTGCATTGGTGTCATTACAACATTAAGCCCTGTTGACACCGTGCCTAACGCTAAGTCTCCTGCTCTTTCAATTAGGTTACTATCTAATTTACCATCAAATGCGTCATTTATCTTCTGTACGCTTGAAGAAAACACCTTATCTAAATGTTCTGGGACTTGTTTGTAAAACGGCTTACTCTGCTGTTTGAACTGTTCCCCTATTTGACGTAGTTCTGTTTGGCTACCTTTGGATAAGTATTCGCCTTTCCTTATACCCCTAAAATCTACAGGTTTGTTGAATATCGTAGCTGGTTTCTGCTGTTCTTCCTGCAATCCCTCTAACAAAGCATATCCGCCCAACGTAGGCTGTTTTGGTATTTCACCGACAGGTTGTTGTGTAGATTCCTGCACAGTGGTCTGATCTTGTATCCGTATCGGTCTGTCATCTACCATCCTACCAACAAAATCAATAGTCGCCATAAGTCCTTGTGCAAGTTCAGGTGCTTCTGGTAGCTTCTTAGGTTGTCTTATCTCATCATCAAGACGCTGGATAAGTTCCATATCAAGAGTAGTTGAATATTTCTTATCGTCAGGCATTATTGGTTATAGATATTTAGTAAACTTTGGTTTTCTAATCCCTCGACATCTGTTCCTATCTCTAATCTCTGTCTAATTAACTCTTTCATCCTGTTGACTTCATCTGTTGGTGCGTTTGGCATACTTCTCTCTATCTGGCTCTCATAATTACTTAAAGTTATATACCCCTCTCCAACACTTTTCGTGAATACCTTATAGGCTTGGTCAAAGTTTGCCCACTTAGAATTGAACCACCTTGCTTTGTCGTCTGTTAAGGCTTTTAATCTTTCTTCTTCACGCTTTATTACTAAATCCATCCCCGCCTTGTCAATACCTTCTGACTTACTGCCCTTTTCATCGTAATAGTAATATTTATCATCATCGCTATCTGGTTTAACGCTTTTCAACTCATTTAAACGGTCTTCAGATGCGTCTAATTCTACTTGTTTTGTGTAAGGTGTCTTTTCTTCCTTGTACTGTATATTGGCCTGTGCATCAGAGTCCGCATTTTGTTGACGGATAGGCAGCATCAAGTCGAATTGTCTTGTATCTTCAGTAAGCTTCTTTTCGTCAAAAGCTAGTCCAGTGTCAAATTGTCTTGTACTTTCAGTAAGTTTTTCTCCTGCAAGTTGATGCGTACGTCCGAATTGACTTTCATCTTGAGCTAGTACTTGCTGTCTGTAATCATCCAATAAAGAAAGTTCACGCATCTTGAAATTTATATCCTGTATGCGTTGTGCTTTTTTTTCATTTATCTCTTGCTGGAATTGAAAAGCACTCATAAAATATTCATCGAACTGAGAACCTGTGTTATATTTGCCGTTTGCCATTATCGCCTCCCGTATGAATATGATCCATATCCGTAATTGTTATTTCCGTAATTTCCTTGATTACCACCAGGTTTTATCGGCTGGTAAGTGCTACCGCCTTTACTTGTCGCTTGGTTAGCCATAGCACCACCTGCAAACGCCCCTGCGGGACCGCCCAGCAAGAACCCTGCCCCAGCACCTAATAGAGTGCCTCCAATATTAACTAAACTATCCAAAAAATCAGGTTGTGATTCATCAAACTGCCGTCTCTGTTCTGCAAGTTGTCCCATAAACTGTGCGTTACCTGACATCTGCCCTAAAAGTCCACCTGCCTGTGCTTGTGAACCTAAAGCAAACTGGGTTACATTCGTATTAAGGAAGTCAGTTCGCTCCTTACTTAATTTATCTACTCTCGCACCAGCTTGTACTTGTGAAGCAGCGTAATTACCACCACCCGCCTGTAATCCCGATAAAATAGTGTTCGTACCCACTGTTGGCGTTATTTTACCCATAAGCCCTCGGTACTGTTGATAATACTCTGAACCAAAGTCAGTTATATCCTCGTATCTTTGTCCAAGTTGTCTCTGATTTTTCCAGAGTTCAAAATCAGCCCTTATAGCTTCTTTGTCCTCTGCGTGGATTACTTCTAAATCTCTTTCCACACGATATTGTTCCCAAGGTTCGTTTTCTAAGCCCTGTGGTGCTGTATATGGCATTTTATTCTCCTAATGTTTATCTGTATGTTCGTTTATATGACAAGGAACACATAATGTCTTGCCATTTTCTACTTCGTATCTAAGTTCTATACTATCAATCCATTTTACTATATGATGTGCATTTAAGTCTTTACGTTTCGTGCCATTGCCGTTTTTGTAACCACAACATTGACAAGTAAAATCATCTCTTGTGAAAACTTCTATTCTCCAAACCTTATATGCAGAGTTTCTTCTTTCTCTGTCAGAATCTCCACCACACCACATTGGATTATTCTCACCTTCTTGAAATCCCATCTTTTTCATAGAAGGATGGTCACCTTTTCTGAGACCCTTGTTCCATGCCTCTTGTCCTTTATGGCTTTCACTTAACTTTCTTCTATGTTCTTCTGAAAACTTTCTCATCAATGCTTATCCTCATGTTCGTACCAATCTAAGTGCCATGCAATATATCCTGCTGAACCACCTATATCGTGAAACCGTAATGAGTAATCTTCAGCAGGTTTCAAAATCCATTCTTCTCTACTTCCACCACTAACAGGGGCATTTCTACCTGCTCCCTGTTGTCCGTGAGCACATATTACAGCAGAACCTATACCTGTATCACTGTTGGCATTGGCTATACTGGTATTGATAATATAACTCGCTGTGATTATTGTGCCAGAATCACCAGAGGGTCTTCTGTGGTTTCTGGGTGTTAAGGCTGTTGCAGAACCGTGGGCAGTAGTCATTGTGACATTCTCATACAACCACCACTCTGTTTCATCTTCACTGTGGTATTCAAGCGTTAAGTGTGCATATTTACTTCCTGCGGCAGTCGTAATTCTTATATCTAAAACATCATTGGCAGGTAGAGCATCTGTTTCAGTTATATCCCAACCACTCCCACCATGTATTTCGTGATGAGCATAATCTACCGTTTGCAAAGAGTTCGTGGAAGAATCAATTCTTATTTCATCGGTTTCACCTGCGCCTGAACCCCATCTCCCATTTAATAATTTCCATAAACTCATTATATACTCCAATACTCCGAACTATCTGCTATAACTTCCAGACACTCATCTTGATTTATTGTTTGTGTGGTATCACCGTCTATTGTAGTAGAACCTGTTGTATCGGCATCTACTGTGATAACACCTGAACCTATGTTTTTTATATAATATACTTTACCACTTGATCCTGCTGGTAAATCTATTGTAAATGTTTCATCGCCAGCACCACAAGTTATTATATCATCTGTTGACGATGCTGTATATGCTGCTGTTTTAGCCACTATGTTTAAAGTACCAACTGCATTATCTACATAAGCCTTTATTGATTGCTGTGTAGCACCTGCTGTGGCACTATCGGTTGACATATCATCTTCATCAAGGATATTCAAAGACTCATTGAGTCTTATGTCACCGTGCTTCTTAGCAATACTTACTGCTTTTCTTGCTCCTGCTGTGGCTATTTCAATACTCCTTGTTTTTTTAAATCATTTATTAAAGTCGCCACTACCGTAGCTAATTCTTGCAAAGTACCATTAACAGCATCTAAATCTCTTTTATTAGCATCTGTTTTAACAACATACTTCTCTCTTTTAGCAATTATCTGTTCTAATTGTTTTAATGTATTATCGTTTTCCAATTAAAGGTCTCACTATAATATCTAATGAATCTACTTCTGATGCTGCCGCACCGTCCACGTGGACTTGGAATGTCTTATTGTATATATTTATATAGGTATCGTTTGCCACCGCTACCCCGCCACTTCCATTGATAGACTTAGCACCATCTACCCCGTATGTTACCGCAGTTAAAGCACCAGCACCTACATCCCATTTTAATTTACTCCACATTTTATTTTGTGAAGGTTCGTTCAAATGAAATATTTTAGAAACCCAATCAAATGCTGCCGAAGTCGCACCTGTCATCAATGGTGTTAATGCGTCATCCCCTGAAAAATAAATCTCTCCATCTTTACCTGTGAAGGCACCTGAATTTGCATCCAACGATAATGCGCTACAAGTTAATTCTCTCCAACTTTGTGTAGGTAAATGGAAAGCGAATGCAGTGAAAGTCGCTGTGGGATTAACATAAGAATTGCCTATAAATAGCACCATCCTCATATTAGCATCGTAAAGCGTAATAAACCTTGTTAACCTATTTGTTATAGTCGTGTCATCGAGTGTGTCATAAGCAAAACTTTTCCATCCTACGTTAATAGTAACATCCCCGTCTATTCTTATATCATCAGAAATAACATCCATTGTGTTATTGGCAAGTCTGTAACAACCCTGCCTGTTGCAGAAGAACATACCAAATTCCGTAACTGTTACCGCACCTGCATTAGTGCATCCCACACCTTCAAAGGTATCTTCTATTGCCATTAACTCAGGATGGATTCTGTATGTATTATTCTCTGAAAAAGCATATAATTTATTATTATACCAAGCTATCGCTGTGGGTATCTCCGGTAATATGCAGAAGTCTTTGCTCCAATCAACCATATTCGGTCTGAATTTCTTTGACCTAAAAATATACCTGTTCCAATCCGTGTCTGCCGTGCTTGCCTCCGGTACAGGGACATAACAATTTGCCGTCCAATGATAACCACCGCCTACTTCATTCATACCATAATGGACGTAAGCATTTTCTAATGTTTCTGCTATGCCAGTTTCTTCTTCATAAGTTGCACCGCCTTCAGGATAACCGCCTGTATCTGTGAAGTTTAGCGTCATGTGGTTAGTCGCAGCGTCTCTTACCCACCCAGAAGAGTAATCTTCAGTACCATCAGAATCTATGTCAATAGTCCTGACTAATCTATGTAACCCCAAATTTTGCCAAGTATCATCAGAAGATTCAGCACGATATATCTTAATAGCTGTTATTCTTGAATCATAATCTTCGGGTGTTGTATACGCTTCGTGTGCTATTATCTTCATAGTAAATTCTGAATTTTCGGCACCATCAGAATCAAAGAAAGTTTGTAAACCAGATTCTTGCAACCCGCCATATACAAGCGAAATGCCCCAGCCATACATTATACCCGCTTGGAAATATCCAGCAGCCGCAGTCCAAGAAGATGTTTCTCCCGTAACACTATCAACCCCTGAAGCATTGTTTATTAAATATCCATTCTCAAGTTTAAGCCCTGCATCAAAGACATCAGCAACACCTAAATCGTGTTTATCATCAAAAGTACGCTTTGCACTTAATAACCTGTAAACCGCTAACGGTTCATACGAACTCCCGTTCCCCAGTCCTATTTGTACTGCGTTATTAAAAGCCTTCATACTCTGGGGTGGGTCATCCGGTTCTCCTAAATTCGTCAATGTCCTGCTTGCCTCTGCTGCGTAGAAATCCTCGACTACCTGTACATCATCATCGTCCTTATCGAAGTAAACCAAATCCCATTTGCTCGCACCTGATACCTCGTATTTTATCCAATCTGATTCAAACGCATTATTTATCCTCATCGTTACTGTCCCGCCTGAATCATAAGCACCACTAATCCAATTCATACCAAAAGAAAAATGGGTAGAGTCTACCACTGTAACAACGTGAGTCCCATTCGGGTCAGGGTCTAACGTGCTTGTTACATCAGAAATAGTCACCGTCATATTATCTGATAATCCGTGTGCTGCTGACGTAGTTGCGACCATAGGTGAAGCATTGTTAATATTCGTAATAGTTCTCGTAACTACATATTCATCACCATTTATAGGTATGCCCTTTAATTTACCTTTATAATTCGGGTCGGTATCTCTCGCCCATTCAGCCATATTATCGGGAATGTCTTCCCCTTCGGGGTTAGTTATCATCCCGCCGAATCTTTGTATTGAAATTACTGCCATTTATCTTTCCCAAATCTCAATTTCAACCACTCCCCAGCCTACGGGGAGTGTAAAGGTTATTAAACTTGAACTATTATAAATGTAACTAACCGCACTGTTGTTACATATGATCTGAGTATCCGCAGCGAAATCCGCACCTGAAGTCATTGTGAATGTATTACTTGAAACAGTCCCAACAACATCAGTATAGCCTATCATTGTAGTAGAAGGAGTTTGTGCCCCGTCTCCACCCGCAGAATTTAATGTGAATCTTATGTACTTGGTATAAATTTGCGATAACGCCGTAACCTGTGTTACAGTAGTCGCTCCTAATGTACCGTCATTTACTCTCCTTGGTAATACTTGCGCTCCTGCGTACTGCCAATGCTGACCTTCACCGCTACCCTTATCCTTACTCATTAAATAGCGTTTGGCTTTTATTTTTTCTTCTTTATAGCGTTTTAAGTGCCAGCTTGCAGAACTTAAATCTCTTACCCCGCCTTCTAATGTAGGATATTTAGAAAAATATTTTGATAACAAGTGGTGTTCCAAAGCATCTTCAAAATCTTCTTCTATTTCCAGAGCTGTGCTTCTTGAAACTATTGTAGTCGGTATCTTTTTATAATGGATATAAGCTGAATCTATCCCATCATCTAAACCAGTGATAGGTGTCGCATCTGTAGCGTGAATATAAAATTTATCAAATTCTATATCCCAACCGTAATTAAAATCCACACCGTTGTAAAGCGGTTCGCCATCGGAACCGTAAAAGACCACGTCCGTTAATTTCCTGAACCCACTCGGTAGAGACCAAGCCACGTTAGACGAAGGAGAAGACAAAGAACCTCTTTCTTCAAGTATTCCTGTTTCCGTGCAAAAGAGCTTTTGTATTTTGTTCAAATCTTTTACTATTTGCGACTCTTTCACATTCGGGAATACCTCCAATGCAGCTTCAACTATATTTTGTGTGCTCATAATGTTTCCAAACTTCTATTAAATTCTTCTTTTAAATTTTTTAGTAATTCAATTTGTAATGTGGTCATCTATAAATCTTTCTTACTTAAGTCACTGCTAAAAACTCTACTGCATTACCATCTAAAGCTTCTGAACCCTCATTACCAAAAGTTCTTACATATATCTTCGTTTCTTCTGTATCTACCCCCGCATTTTCATTCAAACTAGTTAAATCATTTGTGTTATCACCAAATGTAACTATTGGCGTATCCACAACAGCAGATCCACCAGGCAAAACAATAGCCTGTCCAGGTTTTAACCAAGCTACTTCTAAAAAATGTATTTGGGAGTGACCGTCCTTCTTCTCCCAACCACCATTACCAGCACTTTGTGCGGTAACACGAACCACAACCATCACACAATCAGTTGTTGGAGAACCTAAAACAGTCGCAGATGAATATTTATAGCCTGTATTTCTTATAAAGAAAAAAGTACCTTGACTTCTATTAGTTAATGCTACGCCTCCTGCCGTATTCGTAGCATCCAAATAGCCTACCGCACCATCTTTATACCCTTGTTGTATTAACGTGCCAGAATAATTATTTACATCATACGATTCACCACTACCACTCAGACTCGTTCCTACCTCAGAAGCAATTATTGATGTTGTTGCCAATCCTGCCTCTTGTACCAATTCTTCTATCGGTGTTGCTGAAACAGCAAATTTTATATGGTCTGCCATTATAATGCTCCTAATAATTTATTATATTCTTCTTTCAATACATTCGGAAATACAATTGATTAGTCATAGCGTTTCCAAACTTCTACTGTATTCTTCTTTTAAATTTTTTAATACTTCTAAATATCCTGCGTTAGTAGCTGTGTGCTGTCCAATAAGTGTTTGTATTCTCTGAGCTTCTCCATTTATCTGCGATGTGTAATTAGCTACGTCTGATTGGTGCTTACCTAAAACAGCCTGATATTCCTGTACCTGCTCTGCTAAGGTTTGCAATTCATTAAATTTATTCAACTCTGTTGTATCAGAAGCCAATTTTAATATTTGGGTTTGTGTTAAATCAGCTTGCTTGATCTCCTGTTGCATTACTCCCTGATAAGTTGCCAGTTCTTTATTAAATTCATTTAGCTCATTTTGAATATCTGAACTATATTCTTGTAAATCAGTCGCCCTCTCTTGTTCCCAAGCTCGCAAATTATTACTGTAAATTGCAACCGCCTCTTGAATCTCAGCTTGATAATTTTGTATTTCTCCACTAAACAAACCCAAATCACCCGCATATTCCTGTTGTTCTTTTGACAACTTAATCATGGCTTCTTGAATATCTTTTGTCTCGGCGTGTTGTGCATCAGCTAAATTCTTAGCAGCCGTAAGTTTCGCTTGTTCAATTATATGTAATAAATCAGCCTGATATTCTGCATTAGCTTCATTAAATTCGTTCAATTCATTTTGCAAAATACTTTGAGATTCATATGTATAATTTTGAACATTAGAATTATGCTCCTGAACCATACCTTCTATCTCTGCTCGATAGTTGGCTACCTCTGCTTGGAATCTTTTAACCTTACCGTCATATTCCTGAATTTGTCCTAATAAACTTTGAGTTGCATTTACTTTGTTAATATCTGCTTCTGATTGTGCATTAGATATTAAAGTATCTTGTGCTTTGACCTTCTCTAAACTATATTCATTTATTAAAGTATCAATCTCTTTGAGTTTCGCTAAAGATAACTCAACATCATTGTTAGTATCAAGGAAAGTAGCAAGTTCACCTATCTCAGTTGAAATATCTAAAGCTGCTAACCAAGTCGCATCAACTTTTGCTGCATCACTATATGAAAACGAAGGTGCTGTTAACGATGTCGGGGCTGTCCCCGAAATTACTACATCACTAATACGTGTTGGCAAACTGGCAGAATAAGCTGGGGCTGTCATCAATGCGTCTATTGTTGTCGCTGTAACCGTTGCCGCTGAAAGCGAAACCGCAGTAAATGATGGTGCTGATGGTGCTGTCGGAACAGTAGCAGTTATTGTAAGTGCATCGGGTATAGAAGATAAAGCCACCGTTGGTTTTGTATAAGTCGGTAGCGTAGCCGTAGTCCCTAACGTAGTGGCTGAGTAAATCCCTATCACCGCATCAGTCCACGTAAATGAAGGTGCTGCTGGTGCACTTATTGGTGATGGTTCAGAGAAGCTTATTCCTCCTAAAGTAGTCTTCATTAAATCAGTGATGTTCCTTAACTGTCCCTGGATGGATGCGTAAAGTGCAATAGCAGGGTATCCCTGTGGTGGATAATTAGATATAATTTCATCATCAAAAGCTACCGCAGGATAAGCAAACCATTTTACAGTCCCTCCCCCTGGGAAGACGTATCCTTTCTCTAAATCTATATACCAAGCCGGATCAGTTGCAAGAGCGTAATGGATTGAATCTCCGTCAGCTATAGCTGCACTCATACCCTTGGGCACAAGTCTTGCTTCATATCCTGATTTATGTGCTGATAACGGTCTTCCTCCTGTAAGTGCTATTCCCGTAGTCCCATCAGGGTCGGTCTTATCCGTAGCATAGATAGCTAATTTCTCAGGTTTTAACCTTTCAATAACTATCCTCGCTCCTTCGGTAAGCCAATCATCTAAAGCATCCGTATCAGAGAAAGTCCCTATGTAGTCTTCGACTCTTTCTTTGTAAGTTGACATATTTTATCCTTTTTAATCCGGTACTACAGCCGCTACAACCGCACCAATTTGGGAATATGCGTGTGCTTCCCAACCGATTGTATTATTAACCTTTGTTACCCATACCACTTCTGTATCAGTACATAAATATTCCTTTGTCCCGTCACAATCTTCTGAATTTATTTCGTCACCACTTGCAGCAGGCGTTCTTAATTCAAAAGCATCACCTGAATTACAAAGAATTTTTATAGTATGCCCTATCGGCACTAAAGACACTGGGGGCAACACAATAAAATCATCTGTATCGTACGTTTCAGAACCAACATTCACAGCAGTGACCCCCGCAGTTATTACGTTTGTATCTGTCACCTCAGCATTAGTAGGGTATATAGTCTGTGAGGTAGATTGATAGCCTACTGAGAATGTTGCGCTGCCACTTGTCAAAAATGTAACCGCAGTTAGATCAGTGAAAGCACCCATCTCGCCGCCCAAATACTGCATTCTTACCCACTGTAAACCATCCGATGCTGCGTAGTCAAAAGCGTGCGTACCTTCTGTGTATGCGGAATCAATCCTGCGGAACAGCCCGCCACCGGTTTCATCTCCACCACCAAATTTTTCGAGTATAACTATTTGTTTATCGCTGTAAGCTTTCAAATCCGTTGTATCGCCAATAACGGGAATACCTTGCCCATAGATCGAGCAAGTAATTAAAAGAACAAATAAATATTTCATTTTCTATTTCCTTATAATTGTTGTTTTTCTCTGCAAGGAACCCGAAGATTCCTTGCACAGAACAGGCTCCTATCTTGCCTGAATTATTCTGAATGTTAAAGTATGAGCTAACAAAGTAGCTGCATCATCAGCCATAAGTTCAAAAGCATAGTATGGAAAAACGGGGACGTTAAATCTCATCCCTGTTGCCACTGCTGCTATTGTAACTATATTTGCTAATCCAGAACTTCCCGGAGTCATATTAAATCCCATACCGGCGACTGCTGCTGCATAGCCTAAGTCATCGGTTAATTCTCCGATTTGGACACCATCGGTAGCCGTGCAACGGGCAGTTGTACCCGAAATTGCAAAGTCGTGGGTGTAACCTCCCCAGATCATAAGAGGCGCTGCTGCACCATCTTGAGCTGCTGAAGCTGATACAATAAGTGTCCAGGGTTTAGAAGGGTCTAAACCTGATGGAGTTTTTTTGGTATAATTGACTTCGTTGTTTGCATCCGTTAAAGCGGTGCAAGATGCGTAATACATCCCGTTGATTGTGGATTCTGTCCACTCACTAACTGTTTGAGCTGCCATCTTTTACCTCCTTACGGTAGTACGATTATGTGGTGTGTGGGTAAAAGACTTAATTGTAAACCAGCATCATAGTTGATAACGTCTTTAACACCATTATAGTCGTTATCAGTCTTGATATTAGTTTTGTATTCCCAAGGCTCATATTCTCTTATTCCTATGGCTTGGTCATTCGGTAACAAGCAATAATTTTTATACTCGTTATCAAGTGATTTCATAGGCATAAGTTGTACTGTACCAAAAGGAGTTTTGAGATTCTGAATGTCAAAGCCCAGGGTATTGACTTCCATATTACCCATCTGGAATTGACCAGAGAATTTGAAATCATCTCCCATAACGGTTTTAGAAATACTACCTAAGAATCCGTATCCACAGAATCCCGGTATTACATTAGTTTCTCTTTTATCAAAGATTATCTGGAATATATCTACCGCAGTCTTAAAATCGAATGATGCTGCCGCTTTCTTAAATATATTCGTAGTGGCGCTTATCGCACCTGTACCGTTCCACGTAGTTCCAAAATCTTCCAGGCAAGGTATGTACCCGTAGGTTGTCCTTACATCAGAGGAATCACCATTCTGATCGGTAATAGTTCTTAGAGATGCCTCTGAGAACGTACCGCCTGCATCAAGGTTAGTCCCAACTGTAGATTGAGATTTTATGAAACTATTCTGAACTTGGTACTTAGCTTCTTTGACTTTCTTAACTCGTAACCTGCCCAACTCATCTGAAGCTCCTTTAAGTTTGGTTTCCTTATAAAGTTTACCAGTAACCTCAATAGGGAGTGAAAAATATTGAGTTGAATTCCAGATCACACTTAATTCGTTGTAGTAAGCTTCAGCAGCCACGGAGCGTTCGCCCCTTACAGTACCAATGACTCTGAATATGTCATTATCAACTGTGCTGATTGCTGTCGCTTCCAATGTTTTGCATAATATCTCAGTAGTTGAAGAAGCATCACTAATAAACATAGTGCCTCTTTTTGTCGTCCCTGTTGAGTCCCATACTTCGAGTACAAGCCCCACCATAGAGTCATCAATCGTTGCATCCTGTGTCAGCCCGGTAAGATTATCAACTGCTATTGCGGCTGATTCCGTACCATTAGCTGCAACTGTGACGGTTGCTGCGTTATTATACATATACTGATTCACATAGGTATTTGCATCTTCGAATATCTTGAACAACGAATCGGGAGTTGGTTTCCTTGAAAGAGTGTTCAACCACGTTAGAAACATAGTTTGGTTTTTCCAATACTCGAAAACCTCACTCTCAGGATAGAACTCTCTCCTATCCGTGAATAATACGTTAGATGCGCCGCCTTGAAACAGTATTTTACTCGTTAAACTGGCGACTGCCATAATTTATCCTTTCAACCGATTTTACTTCGGTTTTATTTTATATAAATCGCTATGGTCAGCAGTTGACGTAAAATCTTTCGGATCATCTGTAGATGCAGCACCACCACCGGCACCTGCGCCTGGTGAAGCACCGTCAAGTTTTAACCCGTCTCGTCTTTTAAGTTCATTGCTTACTTCACTGCTGCCATTTCCTTTACTTAATTTGAACATTTTGCCGATTGTCTTGATACGGTCGTCTGCTTTTACAGTAGCCTGCCAGTTCCAGCATTCTTCAGCTTCTTCAGGGGTTAATCCTTCTTGAAGCCACACACCTTTACTGGTGGACTTAACCATTTCAAGATTACGTGCATCCTCCTTTAGCTTCTGTTCCTGTGCCATCTGTTTTTCGGTATCGCCGAATCTTTCCTCGAACTTCTGGAACTTTTTATCGTTCACTTTATTATTGTACGAGATAGTCTCCTGCAAATATTTAATAACCTCAAGAGGGTCATCGGAATCACTAAGTTTCGGAGGTTCGAGTTTTTCTTCCGCAGGTTTGGGTTTAAGGGCTTCAAGTTCCAACTTATGACTATCTAAAGTCTGGTTGAATTTATTATCCCTATCATCCAACATCTGCTGGAATTTTTCTCGTTCTTCAGTCCTATCCTTTTGTTCTTTGTGAAGCGCCCTCTGGTATGATTTCCAGTTCGTCGGGTCTTCTATACCGTACTTTTCTTTAAGTTCAGTATCTTCAAGTTCCAAAAGTTGCTCTGTGGAAACGGATTCACCTTGCGATTCACCTTTATTTTCCTCAGTGGACTGATTTTTTTCTTCTTCATTCATAGTAACCTTTCTCGATTCTCCCAGGTGGAATCACCGATATTTATTTTTTGGTTTCGGAAGTCTCCTTGACTTCCTTTTTCTTTTCTTTTTCTAAATCACCTAACCTGTATTGGGTAAGTAATTGTGATTGCTCTAATTTTGATGATATAGCATTTAATTTAGTCTTAAACTTCTCTACAATAACTTTCTGCTCTGCGTGTACGTTTTCCCTCTGGAGTGTTTGCATATCACCGTTTAATTCTTTAATTGTACTATCCATTTGTTGGATAATCTGTTCAGCTTCTTTTAACCTCGATTCATTCTGCATAATCTCCTCAACGTCAGCTAACCCACTTTCTCTCAAAATAGGTTCAGGGTCTCTCATAAGCCCAAGTTCCCAGAGCCGTATCTTCTGCTCGAATCTCATCTGTTGGTTAGTAGGCAGTGTAGAACCGCTTTCTATCTTTAAATCATACCTGTTGATGGTTAAATCTTTGACTACCTTCACCTTGCCGTATTCATCTACTTGAATGTCGTTGAACACCGTCTCTTTAAGTTTATTATTTGCACCTAATATCCGTATAGCCTTCCTCTTAGGGTAAGCATAAGGTATCATCTCAGAAATCACACCACCTAAATAATTAAGTGCTTCTTCTATTAGTTTTAATTTAGAACGACTTCTACGGTATCCAAACTCATCCAGCATAGCCGTCCCGCCTTTAGTCTGCGGTGCTGACGCTGTGCTGCCATCCTGGAATTCATAAACTCCGTATATCCTCTGAATGAGAAATTTTAATCTATCTAACTGGTTGTATAAAGCGGAGTTCATTGCCTGAAGCTGGACTACCACCGGTGCTTTACCGTTTTCCATATCCATAGAAAAGAACTGTGCACCTGCCTTGCCCCATCTTTCCTCTAATTCTTTCTTATCTGCCGTCTCATCAACGAATACCTTTACGTTCGTTATATTTATATTATAAGCTACTATCAGGGAATAAATTTTATTTATCTGTTCCTGTATAGGTTTCGTTATCCTTGCATCCCCGTAAGGGAACGGAGTGTCAGTATGATGCAGTTGGGTCACACCAAAGGGGTACTTGGTTATAGGTATAGTCCACTCTTTATAGAGTTTCTCCCCTATAACAAGTGTCCGCTTAATTCTCTTCACGGGCACTTTCTTAGTCTCTATCCTACCCTCACTGAGTAACCCTTGCATAGTTACAGGGAATACTTTCACCGTGGAATTAGGTATAGGATACACTGGCTGTCCTTGTTCGTTCACATACCCACCGCCTGCTACACCGCTTCTTATAGTGTTATCACTCATATAATGGAATATCTCACCGTATTTTCGCATCATCTCTAAAGTCTTTTGTACTTCGTCTTCCTCGGTAATAACTTTCTGGTCACCCATTTTCACAATTATAACCGCAGGTTGCTTTAAGAATCTTTCAAACTGTTCATCGTCTAATACTTTTTCAAAATTCGAGTTGGGATCGTAAACCCAATTTCTCATAACCTTGATTCTCTGGTACCTGTCAATTACCCTGTAATACTTTTGATTCGGGAGTCTCGTAGGTGTGAATATCTGCCCTTCCTTATTCTTGTTTTTCTGTTGGAAGAATGTAACAGACTGCTCAGTAGCGTCTGAAAGGTCGAAGCCAGGGTACATAAAGTTTATCCTGTCCTCGCTAAACTCATCCGATAGGAAGATATTCGAGCCATCATCTACATTCCTCCACGAACTCGTAGGGTCAGGGTAGAACTTTAAGGGGTTTATTCTGCATATTTGTATCTCCCCCTTACCATAATCTCCGTCAGGGTCGTAATAAGTATGTAAAATAAAATATCCTGTGTCCGTGAAGTCCTCAGTCGCCTTCCTGAAGTGCATATTCGTAGTCGAAGCATCCCATATATAAGAACCTAAATCACTCACAGCACCAGCTACCTCTGCGTCAGAGTTCTCTCTTGGGAGTGCAAGCCATCTTGGGTCATTATCTGTGAGTTGCTGTACTACCTGATCTCTCGCAGGTTTCATTTCATTATTCACTACAACGGGCTGATTGTTAGCTTCCAGTGAAGTTGCTATATCTATCTCCCACTGTGCATTATTCACAAACTGAATATCGTTGGAAGCATTGTTATTCCAACTTAGCTTATCAGCACTTTCGTAGTGATTAAATAAATCTACTGTTTCTTTAGTTTTCGGATTTTCGTCCATAATTTTCCTTTAAGCGGCAAGCCACCCTTTAACAAATTTCAGTTTTCTATGCCCGTTTATATACATTAACTGGTCGTCTGTGTATTCGGGGTCTTCCTGCCACATATGTGAAGGGGCGATTAGTCTCTGGACAGAGAACCAAAGCCCGTCCATTAGATCATCATACCTCGGTCTCGGATACATTAAAAGTTCGTTTTTTAATTCTTCCATATCTTTTAACAAATAAACCTTATGCTCCCTGAAAAGAGGTACTAAAGATTCAAGCCTGCCGCCGTCACCTAATTTTTTCTCCCTCGGTTTGTACTCCCTTACAGGCATTGACTTTTTATCGCGTCTTAATTCTCTAAGGTAACTTTTAATTGATTTCTGGAACCCCGTTGTTTCAATACCGGTTATATGAGAGCCTACATCGTCAAAGTTATTGCTTATTGTCTGGCAAAGATCATAGGGGTCTATTCTATCTCTGATATAAGGAAGACAAAATATTCTCTCACCATCATAAGCCACGTTGAATATAACCGAAAAATCTGCCGTTGATTCTTGTGAGGAAGCGGGATCAACTCCTGTGAATACATTAACTGGGATTAAAACAGGTTCGGGATATTTTTCATTATTTATTTCTGTAATTTTTAAGAAATTATCTCCCTCGTGTTTTATCAAAGAACCTTCGTAGTATCTATTATCCTTCGGTTTGAATTTCTGCTTCTCGCCGGGAATAACACTACATCTGAATTCCATATAATATTTTCTAAGGTCGCCATCTTTATCGTATTCAGCATACTTGTTTCTTAACCATTGCTCACTTCTGTATTCCGGCCATAAAAGATTCTTAAAATTGTCATCGTGGGCTTCATACTCTTTGAAAAACCATCCCGTTTCATTAAGTTCTTTGATTTTTTCAATCATACATTTTTCGTGGATTGGTGTCCCGACTACTATAACCCTGCCCGTACGTTCGTCCATTCCTTCTTTAATGCCTTTGAATTTATTCCAGTTATAATTCATTGCATCTATTGTCTTTGTATTATCTTCATCCTCAGTATCATCCCCGTAAAGCAAGGTAATTCTTGTATCTTCACCAATATCATAACTGCCGTCGGGGAGCCTTTCTAATCCAGACTCAATCGTTCCACGTGCAGGCATACCCATACCAATAGACTTTATTGTAAAGTTAGAGCCGTTAAGCATAGACTTGATTTTTTTATCAGTCCAGGTCGCAGCGACTTCTTTCCCGCCATAACCGTAAAGGTCTATGAATGCTCTGGAATAATCCAATATGTTCTTAATTTTATTTAACCTGTTTTTTGCTTCTTCTTGTGTCTTGGAAATTATTATGATAACCTTATCACCGGGGTCATAAATTATATGATGAAGAATAAACAACACGGCTAAAGTAGATTTAGCAAACCCTCTCGGTGCCATTAAGCCTATCTGCCTAAGACTTCTATTCATAAAAAAAGAGGCTATTTCATAATGAAATTCAGGTGTATCAGCATAAAATGTCTTCGGGGAGATAGTTCTCCCGAAAAGAATCAAATCATTCCTGCATTCATCCTGTATTTGCTGTTTATCAACCAAGTTTAAGTTGATCTCCTACTTTAAAATCACCAACAACCTCGATTAAAACGTGAGATACACCCACTATACCACTTGTTGGACTTTTTGTTTTCTTATCTACCAATAAAACCGTAGCTACCACCGGTTCCGGTTCTTTAAGAACTTTAATTGGTTTCTTATCTACCGGTTTTTGTGGTTTTTTTATCTCTTTTATCGGTTTTTTCTTTTCTATCTTAGCCATTTTATTTCCTTTTCTTTTTGCTTAAAGATTTTGGTTTCTTACGTAATTGTTTGTGCATTTCATCATTTGGATTACCAGCGTTCTTGCCCTTGCTTTTCTTTGGTCTTTTGCCCAAGTTGTCTGTTTTTTGCCAATGTGCAGTAATTTTATTCTCGGCACCTTTTTGGTCTTGCCGATACATAGAATAAAAATCTCCCTTTTTATAAATAGGGGTTTTTTTAGACTTCGCTGGTTTACCTTTTGCCATTTTGTTCTCCTTATATAAAAAAAGCCCAACCAGTATTTCTACTAATTGGGCTTCCTACTAATGTGGCTGGGTCTGGATAATCAGTCGGCTGGTTACAGCCC